GATCTTATCAAAGAGCTTTACAATCGTATTCTATCGAACAACAAGGTAGAAGACGCCGAGACGAATGGCAAGATGGTGCCCTTCGTACTCCACTTAAATCTGAATCACCATCAAAATACTAAGGAGATAATAAATGGCAAATATAGTACCTGACTCTTTTAAAACAGACCTACTTGGTGGAGTGTTTGATTTTGATTCTGGTGGATCCAGTTTCAAGTTAGCACTTTATACATCATTGGCTAGTTTTAGTACTGCCACAACTGCTTATACAACTACTAATGAAGTTTCTTCATCAGGTACAAACTATACAGCAGGTGGAAACGCTTTAACTAACAACGGTGTAGCAGTATCAAGTAATGTTGCTTATGTTGATTTTGCAGATTTGACTTTTTCATCTGTAACTCTAACAGCAGTAGGCGCTCTGATTTATAAAGATACTTCTAATGAAGCAGTATTAGTTTTAGATTTCGGCGGATCAAAAACTGCAACGAACGGTGACTTCGTTATTCAGTTTCCAACTGCGGATTCTTCTAATGCAATCATTAGACTTGGCGACGCGTAAAAAATTTTGGAGTAGTAAATGGCTTTGGTAATTAACGATAGAGTTAAAGAAACAAGTACAACTACAGGGACAGGAACGTTTTCACTGGCCGGTGCAGAAACTGGTTTTGAAACTTTTGTATCTGGAGTTGGCGATGGTAATACAACTTACTATGCAATTTCTCATGACGGAACAAACGAATGGGAAGTGGGAGTAGGAACGGTTACTGATGCAGCGACTGATACTTTATCAAGAGACACAATTATCTCTTCATCAAATTCTGATGCAGCAGTAAACTTTACTGCAGGGGGTAAAACTGTGTTCTGTACATTACCTGCTAAGAAAACTATTTCGCCAGTCATGGACGCAACAGGTTTCGTGGTCACTCATGCATCCACTTTGGATCAAGATCAAACTTTAGATTCTGGAGTACTCGCTGGACCCGTAACGATTACAGGTACACAAACCATAACAGGAACATTGGTAATATTATAATGAGTCAAGTAGAAGTAGATAAGATTATACCACAATCAGGCACCACTCTAACTATCGGTGATAGTGGAGATACAATTGCTATTGCATCAGGTGCTACTTTAAGTGGTAGTATATCTGGCATCACTAATCTTACAATCTCTGGCGACTTAACAGTTGATACAAATACTTTATATATTGATTCTACAAATAATAGAGTTGGTATTGGTACAACTAGTCCTGCGACTAATCTTCAAGTTTATGGAAACTTACCAGCAAACAACCTTGCTTTGCGTGTTACAAATACTGCAACAGATGGATATAGCACAATTCAAATGCGTGATGATAATGCTGGCATATATCGTGCTGGTTCTGGAGTGTCAGCATATGGTGGAGCAAATAGTCTTAATTTAATTACTGTTAGTTCACACAACATTGCATTTTCAACATCTAATCAATTAAGAATGCTTGTCAACGGTAGTGGTAACGTAGGTATTGGTACAAGTTCTCCTTCAAGTTTATTAAATATTTTAGGTACAACAGCAGATGCAGATGGAGCATTAGGTTCAAAAAATCCACAATTTGTTATTACAGGTGGTAATGCTAATAATCCTTTAGAATTTGGTATGGATAATTCTGGTGCTACAGCAGTTGGATTTATTCAATCTAGAAATACTATATCTGGTGCACAGTATTTATCACTAAATCCAAGTGGTGGCAACGTAGGTATTGGTACAAGTAATCCATCTGGTAATTTACATATTAATAGTGGAACAACAAATGGTGCAAATACTTTAGTTGTAGAAAGTGATAACACAGCTAATAGTGGTGGAGTCAATCCTCAAATTCTTATTAGAAGAAATAATACTGGAGCTACTAGATTAGGTGGTATTTATTTTCAAGCATTAAATAGTGCTAGTTCAGCTAATGCTTATGCAGTAATAGAAGGTCAAGCAACAAGTGATACAGCAGGCTCTGAAGGTGGATATTTAAGAATAGGCGTACAAGGCTCTGGCTCTTTACAAAATTCTTTAAGAATTAACTCAGATGCTACAATAAATTTTCAGCAATCTGGTGGTGGTATATATTTAGGAACAACCAGTCCTGTATCTGCAAATCTTTTAGACGATTACGAAGAAGGAACTTTTACACCTACATTTACTTCTACAAGTGTATCTTTTTCTTATTCAAATCAATATGGTTTTTATACTAAAATTGGAAGAAGTGTTACTTGTCATATTTTTATTAGAGCACAATCTAGTGGTACAACATCAAATTCACTTTTTATATCTGGTCTTCCATTTACAAGTTTAAATTCAAGTGGACTTTATGCTAGTGGTAGTTTTGGTCAAATTGAAAGTATTGATTATCCAACAGGTGCTTTAGAAATAACTGGACATGTATCACCCAATGATTCAAGAATTTCATTGCAATATTCAAGAGATGATAGTGGTGCATTAGGTTTACCTGCTTCTGCAATAGATGGAACAACATCAAGTGGGTTTATGTTTAGTATAAATTATTTTACAGATGCTTAATTTTAACAACAAAGGAGACAAACTATGGCAATAACTAAAGAGACACAGATTGGTAAAATCGAAGTGGTCGGAAAATACAAATCAGTTCAAGTAAGAACAGATACTGTAGTTATGGAAGACAACGAAGAATTATCAAGAAAGTATCATAGACATTCTTTGATGCCAGATGCAGACATCACTAATGAACATGAAGAAGTTCAAGCAGTATGTAACGCAGTCTGGACACAAGATGTTAAAGATGCTTATGCAACTTTTAAGGCTGAGCAAGAAGCTGCTTTAAATTAAGAATAAGATGGTATATAGTAATTTTAAGGAGAAAACATGATAACTATAGATGATAAACAATACGATGAAACTAAACTTTCGGATGAAGGTAAAGTTGCATTGAATAATATCCAAGTAATTAATCAGGATCAAAACCAATTAAGAGTAAAATTTACTCATAATGAAGTTTTGTTGAAGCATTACTTAGATATTCTTAAAAAACATTTACCAGAAGAAGTAAAAGAAGAGGTTAAAACTGAAACTAAATGAGTGAAGTAAAAGTCAATAAGATAAGCCCAAGGTCAGGCACTAATGTCCAGCTAGGAGATTCTGGAGACACGATTACTGTACCTAGTGGAGCTACCTTAGACGCATCCAATGCTACAACAACTTTACCTGCTAATGTTGTAACTACAACTGGAACTCAAACTTTAACAAATAAAACAATAGGTTCCTCTCAACTAACAGGAGCTTTACCTGCTTTAGATGGTTCTGCTTTAACAGGCATACCTGATACTATAGCACCTACAAGACACTCTATTAGACCATCTCTTAATTTAGACTTTGCGAACTCAAAAGCATTAGATCCAAGAATTACTTTTACTAGAGCAAGTAATGCTACCTACTATGATGGTTATACAAGTGTGAAAGCTGAGGAGAATTTATTAAGTTATTCGCAAGAGCTTAATAATTGGGTTGCTTTAAGAGGTTCTGTAACAGCTAATGCTACAACAGCACCAGATGGTACTACAACTGCTGATGAATTATCTAGAAGTGGAGATACTACTAATACAGTTTATTATCAAAACATACAAGTTATAGGTAATAATGATTATGTATTTTCTGTTTATGCAAAAACTAATGGTAAAGATTATGTAATTTTATCTGAAACATCTAGTAAAGTTTCTGGTACTGTAGCTTCTACTTGGTTTAATATTTCAACTGGTGCTGTTGGTACAACAGATGCAGATCATACAGCAACAATTACAGATGTAGGAAATGGGTGGTATAGATGCTCAATTAAATTTACAGCTTATGATAATGGTACAAGTGATGATTATAGAGTTGAAACTGCTGAAACAGATAATTCAAGAGTAATGGTTGATGATGGTCAAGGTATTTATTTATGGGGTGCACAACTAGAACAGAGAGATAGTATTTCTTCTTACACTCCAACTACAACTGCACCTATTACCAAATATCAACCTGCACTTCAAACAGCAGGAAACAATGTTGCTAGATTTGACCACAATCCAACTACAGGTGAGAGCTTAGGTTTATTGATTGAGGAGAGTAGAACTAATCTACAAGTATATTCAGAGGAATTTGATAATGCTGCTTGGAATAAATCAGCAACTACAATTACTGCAAATACTATTATAGCACCAGATGGCACTTTAACTGGAGATAAATTAGTGCCTGATACTTTAACAAGTGGAAAATCAGTTTATGATAATGCTATTTCTATGACAAGTGGCACAACTTATACTGGAAGTTGTTATATTAAAAAAGGTGAATATGAGTTTGCACAATTATCATTTATAGCTGCTTCACATGATTTATTAAGTTATGCAAATTTTGATTTAACAAATGGAACAGTAGGTAGTGCAGGTAGTTCTGTAACAAATTCTTCTATAACTGATGTTGGTAATGGTTGGTATCGTTGTTCTATAACTGCACCTGCTGATGCAACAGTTAGTGGTGGGGGTTTTAGTATTTTAAATGTACCTTCAAGTACAGCATCAAGAGTAGAATACATGACAGGTGATGGCTACTCAGGTATTTACATTTGGGGTGCTCAAGTAGAAGAAGGTTCATTCCCAACTTCCTACATCAAAACAACAGGTTCACAGGTTACTAGGAGTAAAGATGGTGTTGAAATGATAGGTATAAGTGATTGGTTTAATTTTGAGCAAGGAACTTTATATGCAGAAGTTAAACAAAATGTAGAAAGAACAAACTATACTTATTTTAGATTAGATGATGGTGGTAATAATAATTTTTTAAATATTGGAACAAAAATACAAACATACGATGCTATTACTATTGCTAGTAGATTTAATGGTGGAACAACAGTAGAAGTTTTTGGTTCAACACAAGGTAATACTAATAATATTAAAGCTGTAGGTACTTACTTTAATACAAGTTTGGCAATATCAGCTAATGGAGAAACTGCAACAACAGGAACAGGTGACCCAATTCCAACATCATTAGATAGAATGGAATTTGGAGAAGTTAGTAATTTTAATTCAGCATACTTTAAAAGATTAGCTTATTACCCAGTAGCATTAACCAACAATGAAATACAAGATTTAAGTGAGGAATAACATGATTTATTATTTAAAAGCAACTGACGAACAAAACCTTTGGGAAGCATTAGAAACAGCTAATCTTGCTAAAAGAGAATACGATATGACAGATGCTAATAACATTCCACCAGAAGATTATGATTATGAAACCAATGGTGAGTTTGTCAAAACTGGTGCGTATGATTGGGTTGCTTTATGCGAACTAGATAAGATTGGAACTATTTATCAACCAAGTGGCACTATGCTCACAGATGATGAAGGAAATCAATATCCAGAAATGATTGCGATAGATGGATTTCATGCTAATATTAAAACCGACAAGGTGGTGACAGGATTACCAACGATTGAAGCACCTACAACACCTTACAGAAAATGGCTAGGAGATAACTAATGGCGAAACTTATAGGAAACGCACCGAACCAAGTACCTACTAATGCTGACTTAGGTTCAATGGCATTTGAGGATAAGAAAAACTATGCAACAATAAGTTCTCCTATCTATCAACCATACAGAAACATCATCATCAATGGTGATATGAGTATTGCTCAAAGAGGAACTTCTGAAAGTGGGATTACTGGAGATGGTTATTATACAGTTGATAGATTTAAATTAGAAAATTCTTCAAGTGGAACTTTTACAATGTCACAATCAACAGATGTACCTAGTGGTCAAGGTTTTGTAAATTCTATGAAATTAGATTGTACAACTGCTGATGCTTCTCCTAGTTATTTAATTTTTAGTCAAAGAATTGAAGGTCAAAATTTACAATATTTAAAAAAAGGTACAGCTAATGCAGAAAGTCTTACACTTTCATTTTGGGTTAAATGTAATGAAACAGGAACAATGCAAGTTAATATATTTGATGCTGATAATACAAGACTTATTTGTAAAACATATACTATTAATACAGCAGATACTTGGGAGAAAAAAACTATTACTTTTGCTGGTGATACAACAGGAACTTTAGATAATGACAATGCAAGAAGTTTTCAATTAGAATGGTTTTTAGATGGTGGTGCTACTTATACTGGTGGAAGTGTTACAGGAAATTGGGAAACAAGAGATAATACAAATAGATTTGCTGGTGCAACAATTAATTTAGGCGACAACACATCAAACGAATGGTACATTACAGGAGTACAATTAGAAGTTGGAACAACTGCATCTGATTTTGAGTTCTTGCCACATGATGTGAATTTACAGAGATGTCAAAGATATTATCAAACAATAAGAGGTTTTGTAGGATATGCTATTTCCACAACAACAATTCAAACTTCAATACAATTTCCAAAAGTTATGAGAGCAGCACCTAGTGTAAGTTTAAGTGGTGTATTAAGAATATCAGATGGTGCTTCTAATTTTACACAATCTTCAATAAATATAACCCAACAACAATCTTTAGATGATAGATGGTATGGATTATTTGGAAATTTTACTGGTCTTACACAGTTTAGACCAGTTTCAAAAAGCCAAGATGATTTATTTCAACTAGCTGCGGAGTTATAATTATGATTAATACAGTAGAAAAAATATATTTTGATAATCAATTTACAAGTTACAAAATGACTTTAAATGATGGTCAAGTTTGGTCAGTACCACTAGACGAAGCAAACACAGATTACCAAGCAATACAAGAGTGGATAGCAGAAGGTGGTGTGGTAATTGATAACGGAGGAAATGATTAATGGCAAGTATTATTAAAGTAGATACAATTCAAGACCAAGACGGTAATAATATTATTAGCGAAGCGGCTAACACGATTACCATTGGTGCATCTGGTGATACGATTACAATTCCTTCAGGTGCAACCCTTGCAAACTCAGGTATTGTCACAGGTTTTCAATCTACAGGTATAGATGACAATGCTACAAGCACAGCGATTACGATTGATAGTGGTGATAGAGTTAGAATAGGAAATACAAGTGATATAGTTAGTCCAAGTTATACTGAGTTTATGGTTATAGGTGACTATACTGCTTCTCAAGATAATGGAATTACATTTTTAGCAGATGCTACTAATTCTTCTACGATTGGCTTTACAGATGATACGCACTCAACAGTAAGAGGTGCTATTACATATCATCATAGTGGAGATTCTTTGCGATTTAATACTTTTACTACAGAGAGAATGAGAATTACTAATGCAGGTAACGTAGGTATTGGTACAAGTTCTCCATCAGCAAATTTAGAAGTAAGAGGTGCAAGCTCTAATGGTCAAATTTATCTTGGTGGTTCTACAACAGCTACTTATGGACAAATTTATAGTGATAATGATGGCACATTAATTGCAGCAGCAGATGCTGGAGACAACGCTAGCGGAAGTTCATTTAGAGTTTCAGTAGATGGTTCAGAAGCTATGCGTATTGATAGTGGCTTAAATGTATTAATTGGAACAACATCTTTTTCAAGTGGAAGTAAAGGAAAGCAATTTGAAAATAATGCTAATGCAATAGCTTTAAGGTCTGGTTCAGCTACAACAGCAACAACATTCCATAATGAATTTCATAATCCAAATGGTGCTGTTGGAAGTATCAGAACATCTGGTACATCAACATCTTATGTAACTTCATCAGATTACAGATTAAAAGAAAATGTATCTTATGACTTTGATGCAACAACAAGATTAAAACAATTAAGACCAGCAAGATTTAATTTTATAGCAGATGCTAATACAACACTTGATGGTTTCTTAGCACATGAAGTTCAAGATGTTGTACCAGAAGCAATCTCTGGAGAAAAAGATGCTGTAAATGAAGATGGTAGTATTAATCCACAAGGTATCGACCAATCTAAATTAGTACCTTTACTGGTCAAAACAATTCAAGAATTAGAAGCTAGAATAACAGCTTTAGAAAACAACCAACCATAATAAGGAGAAACAACATGATAACATACGAATGGTCATTTCCTAACTTTGAATGTGATTCAGAGAATAAGGTAAAGACAATACATTGGAGATATACAGCAGTAGATGGAGAACATTCAGCTAGTATGTATGGCTCTTGTGCAGGTTCAGAAGGTATGGATTTTGATGCTATGACTAAAGAGCATTGTATTAGTTGTGTAACAGCGAATGACCAATCAGAAGCTGATATGCAAGCAAACCTATCTTCACAAATTGACAAACAAAAAAATCCAGAAACGATTTCTAAAACTAAAGAATGGTAGGTAACCTACCATGTTCTTCGGCTCAACTACATTTGCATCAGCTCCCTTCTCAGATATCGGAATTGCAAATGCTCTTGTCGATGTAACAGGTTCACAGGTTAATACCACTATTGGTAATGTCACTATTGTTGGTGACGCATTAATCCTTCCAAACGGTAATCGATATAATTTATCTACAGGCACGGTCACCATTAAAGAAGGTGTTGGTGTTCCAGTCACCGGTAATTTATTTAATCTAGGCACCGGTACAGTTACTTTCTCTATTAGTGGAGTAGTTCCGGTAATCGGAAGTCAAATCAATACAACCATTGGCAATGTCACTATCTTAGCAGATGCCAATGTATCAGTTACTGGTAATCAAGTTGTACTAAGCACCGGTAGCCCGACTATTGTTGCAAATGCATTGGTTGCTGCAACCGGTAGTGCATTGAATCTTGCAACTGGTATTGTAACCACAATTGCAGGTGCAAATGTATCGGTAACTGGAAATCAATTTAATACATCCGTTGGTAATGTAACCACAATTGGTAATGCAGTTATTTTACCTAATGGATCACAATTAAACTTTGGTACCGGCACTGTAACAATTTCAGCAGATGCAAACTTCTCTGTTGTTGGTAATAGAGTTAATTTAACAATCGGTAATGCAGTTGCTAAAGCAAATGCTACCGCTATTGTAACCGGTAACCAGGCTAATTTAACTTCTGGAACCGTGACAATTGTTGCAAAAGCGAATATAATACCAACAGGAACTCAATTGAATATAGGTACAAACCAACCCAATATTCGATTATGGAACCCAATTGACCCAAGTGTCGGACAGATATGGGTTAGGGTACCAACACCGTAAGGATAAACTATGTTTTTTGGATCTACAGCATTTTCACAATCCGCTTTCTCCGATGTTGGAGTATTGGGAAATAGAGCGGTAGTTATTCCTAATGGTAGCAGAATAAATATATCTATAGGTAATTTAGGACCTATTCCGGATGTGTTAATCGTGCCAACTGGCACGCAATTAAACCTTGCAAGTAGTACCCCTTCTGTGATATCATGGAACCCAATACCTCCAGGGGTAACACAAATCTGGGTACCAATAGACCCGGACGCATAGGAGAATTATGGCATCAAGTACATCAAGTGATTTAAAACTAGAACTCATTACTACCGGTGAAAAGTCTGGTACATGGGGAACTATTACTAATACCAATTTACAAATTTTAGAACAAGCAGCTAGTGGTTATTTATCTTTAGCAGTAGGTGCCGCAGATGTAGCATTGTCTTTAGCAAATTACGCTACATCCAATGGTAAAAATTTATATTATAAATTAACTGGAACCCTTACAGGAAATAGAATTGTAACTATGCCTGACGGAGCAGAAAGAGTGTTTATTATTGAAGATGCAACTTCTCGATCTTCATCTAATTATACCTTAACTGTTAAAACAGTATCTGGCACTGGAGTGATTGTTCCAGTAGCTGCTAAGATGGTTTTATATTCAGATGGTACTAATATTAGTTCAGGACCCATCACTAAAGGTTATTATACGATTCCCGGTGGTTATACTGCAGTTAGCGGAGATCAATTATTAGTAAATACTTCTGGAGGTGGTTTAGGAGTTCCAGTAACCGTTACACTTCCGGCAACACCATCAGTGGGTGATGAAGTAACTATTATTGATAGTGGTAATGCTTTTGGATCAAACAATTTAACGGTTGGTCGAAATGGTTCAAACATTTTAAGTGTAGCAGCTAACTTAACGGTATCAACAAATGGCGCAGCATTTACATTAGTCTATGTTAATGCAACTAGAGGCTGGGCATATAAAGACAACATTTAAGGAGCTAAACAATGGCTCTCATTGATTTTAAATTCTTACCTGGAATTGATAAACAGGATACTTCTGTTGGCGCTGAACAACGTTGGGTAGATTCTGATAATGTCAGATTTAGATACGGCTTACCTGAAAAAGTTTCAGGGTGGGCTTCTCTAGTTACCGATACCATTGTTGGTGTTGCAAGACGAGAGTTTGCTTTCGTAGATTTAGTAGGTAATCGTTATGTAGCGATCGGTACCGATAAATTTTTAATTATTTATTTTGAAGGTCAATTGTACGATGTCACTCCGTTAAAAACGACTTTAGCTTCTGCAACCATTGCAACAACAGATACTTCAGCTATATGTTCTATTACCACAGGAACCAATCACAACTTAGCAATTGGTGATATTGTTTTATTAGACAATGTTACTTTACCAGTTGGTACGGGATATGTAGATTCTGATTTTGAAGATAAATTGTTTCAAGTAACAACCATTACTTCTCCTACTATATTTACTATTACTCAAAGTACCGCTGCAACTGCAACCGTTGCAACTGGGGGCAGCATAGATGTTAAACCTTACGAACAAGTGGGTCCGGCAGAACAATCGTACGGTTATGGTTGGGGTATTGATACGTATGGTAGTGGTACTTGGGGAGAAGCAGCGGCTGCTTCTGATGTATCTCTAGAACCAGGTTTATGGTCCTTTAGTAATTTTGGACAAGTTTTAATTGCAACGATTGCTAATGGTAAAACATTTACATGGAATGCAGGAGATGCTGCAAGATTAATCACTAGAGCATCTACAACAACATCAGGATTTGAGACTACTAATAACCCAACAGCAACTAGGGTTACTTTAGTTTCACCTACTACTCGACACTTAATTCATTTAGGAACTGAAACAACCATTGGCGACACGACTACTCAAGATGATATGTTTATAAGATTCTCGGATCAAGAAAATATAAATGACTACACTCCAACTGCAATTAACTCTGCAGGTTCACAAAGATTACAAGACGGTACAAAAATTATAGGAGCTTTGAAAGCAAAAGAAACAATTCTAGTTTGGACTGATAATGCTTTATATACCATGAAATTTATTGGTGCTCCATTTACATTTGGTTTTGAACAGGTTGGTACAAACTGTGGATTGATTGGTAAAAATGCAGCCGTTGAAATAGACGGGGTTGCTTATTGGATGTCGTCTAATGGTTTTTTTGCATTTGATGGTACAGTTCGATCTCTTCCTTGTTCAGTAGAAGACTATGTTTATGACAATATTGATACCACTAAAGGTCAACAAATTTATGCAGGAATTGATAACTTACATACAGAAGTAATTTGGTACTATCCAACTCAAGGATCAGATTATAATGATCAATATGTTGTATTTAATTATGGAGAATCAACCACGGCCAATATACCCGTTTGGTATACAGGAACAGAAGCAAGAACCACTTGGATTGATGCAACAGTATATCCTAATCCAATTGCAACTAAATTTAACTCAACAGAAACAGGAACATTTCCGATTATTATAGGTGAATCTGGTTTAGGTCAAACTGTATTATTTGAACATCATGTTGGAACCGATCAAGTTAATCCTGATGGTACAACTACAACAGTTACTTCATTTATTAAATCTTTTGATTTTGATTTAAATATAGAAGGAACTGCTGGAGAAGTGTTTTTAGCAATGAGAAGATTTTTACCAGACTTTAAAGATTTACAAGGAAATGCATTAGTAACTTTAGCCGTTAAACGTTATCCACAAGATTCGGATACAACAACCTCATTAAGTCCGTTTACTATTACATCATCTACACAAAAAAAAGATACTAGAGCTAGAGGACGTTTTTGTAATATTAAAATAGAAAATAATGATGTTAGTGAAACATGGAGATTTGGAACTTTAAGATTAGATTTACAACCAGATGGTAGAAGATAATGGCAAAGATTAATGTAAGATTACCGGAACCAAAAGAAAAGTATGATGTATCAAACCAAAAACAAATTAATAGAGCAATCACTATTATGAAAGAACAATTGAATTCAACTTTTTTAGATGAACTTAAACAAGAGACTGAGAGATATTCTTGGTTCACAGGGAGAAATTAATGTCTTGTAATAATGTAAACTTTGAACACCCTTTTGATCTTAATGTTTCTAGTGGAGCTTTATCTCCTAGCTACAAACAAGTCTATAAATTCGGACAAAATGCAGTTGTTGGAAATAGTATAGAAACTATTTGGCAACAAGGAGGACTTTACTCTTATCCACCAAGTGCATCAACTATGACTGTGTCTAGTTCTGATGTAAATGATACCTCTGCTGGAACAGGTGCAAGAACTGTTTTAATTTCTGGATTAGATGCAAGTTATAATGAAGCTAGTGAAACTATAATTTTAAATGGTCAAACAGCAGTTACTACCGTTAATACTTATATTAGAATGAATAGAGCTATAGTTCTAACAGCAG